TGGTGCTTTTGCAAGCCCAACTGAGAAAATGCGAATAGACAGCTCAGGCAGAGTTGGCATAGGTACAAGTTCTCCATCTTCTTTTTGGACACAAGCAAACTCAATAGTCTTAGATAAAGGCGGTAATACTGGTTTAACTATTAAATCTAATGCAACAGGTAATGGTAGGCTTGTCTTTACAGATACTACAAGCACAACAGCAGGTCTTAATGATGGCGGTCAAATTCATTATAGTCATGCAAATGATGACATGAGATTTAAAACTGCTGGTAGTGATAAAATGACTATAGACAGTTCAGGCAAGGTCGGCATCGGAACTACTTCGCCAGCTTCCGTACTAGACATAAATACGGGAAGCGGTGCAAACAATGCAAATACTGTTATCCTTGACAGAACAGGGTCTACTGACTATTCAGGAATTAGCTTTGCTACCGCAGGAACAGTAGATTGGTCTATTGGTCAGAATACTGCAGGAAACTTTGAAGTATTTGAAGATGGTGCAGACTCTAAAACTAGACTTACAGTTGCAACTGGTGGCAACGTTGGTATCGGAACTAGTTCGCCAGATACATTACTGAACCTTGCAGGAGATGAAACTGCTGTTATAAGGCTTGAAAATAGTAATGGTTCTGCATCTGATGGTGATGTGATTGGTGCTTTACAGTTCTATAAAGCAGATGCTTCGGGTGCAGGTGCAGGAGTTGTTGGTCAAATGAAGATGTTGACACAAGGTGTTGGCTCTGGTGGACATTTAACTTTAAGCACAGGCGATGCCAATGGTAATGATGCTGAAAGACTGCGTATCTCAAGCAATGGCAACGTTGGCATCGGAACTAGTTCGCCATCTCACAAATTAGATATTGTTGGTGGTGGTTTAGAAATTACACAAGAAGAAACTACTGATGCTATTGCTTTGCTAGATTCTACCCAGTCAAATCAAAAATATTTCTCTATACAAAGTGATACTGGAGATTGTAATATTAATGCTCCAGCAGGAAACCTTGTTTTACAAAGAGCAGGAACAAATAGATTAACTTGTACTTCAAGTGGAGTTGCTGTTAATGGTGCTTTATCTAAATCATCAGGTTCATTTAAGATTGACCACCCACTCAAACCAGAGACACATCATCTCGTTCATTCGTTTGTTGAAGGACCTCAAGCTGATAACCTATACAGGGGTGTAATTGAACTAAACAAGGGTAAAGCTACTATAGACCTTGATGAATGGTTTGGCATGACACCAGGCACATTCTTAGCCTTAAATAGAGATATACAAGCCTTTGTTAATAATGCAGACACTTGGGATCTTGTTAGAGCTAAAGTTATGGGTTCACAACTTATTATTGATTGTCAAAACCCAGATTCAAATGCTGAAGTATCTTGGTTAGTTATAGGCGAAAGACAAGATAAAGAAATACACGATTCAGTCTTAACTGACGATAACGGTAAGGTTATTATCGAACCACTAAAAACAACAGAAAATAATGTATAATTTTATGAATAACAAAAGGAAATAAATATGCCATCATACTCAACAAATTTAAACCTAGCTAAACCAACAGTCGGTGGTGATACTAACCAATGGGGTGGCTATCTTAATACAAACACAGATACCCTGGATGGTATCTTTAACGCTGCTGGTACAGGAACATCTGTGGGCCTACAAGTTGGCTCTGGCAAAACTTTAAAAGTTGGTGGTACATTAACAGCGACAGGCACGATTCAATTAACTGGGGATCAGAATTTACTTAAATTTTATGAAAGTGAAGGTGGTGGTGATAACTTTGTAGGCATAATGGCTCCTCAACAAATGAGTGGCAATACTGATTATTCATTAGTCTTACCAGCTGCTCAAGGTACGGTAGGACAATTCTTAAAACTAACAAGCCTATCTGGTTCTATTGGTTTATTACAATTTGCTGATGTCATAAGCACTACAATCAATAACAATGCAGACGATAGAGTTATTACAGGTAGTGGCACAGCCAATACTTTAAATGGTGAAGCTAATTTACGTTTTTCTGGTGGCACATTAATAGCTGAAGGAGATCCTTCCACAGTCCTAGGACAATCTTATAGTTTAGCTTTAGTAAATTCTGTTGATAGCTCTACAAGTGGAAGTGCTAAAACTGGAATTTTATTTAAAGCAAATTATACAGGAACAACGCTTACCGATATGGCTGGCATTACTGGCGGAAAAGAAAATTTAACAGATGGAGACTATGGCTCTTTCTTAAGTTTTTCAACAAGAACAAATGGCGTAAATAGTATTGCTGAAAGGATGCGTATTGATAGTAGCGGAGTTTTCAAAATTAATTCAACTTTAGGCGGTTTAAATTCACAAGTTGTTTTAGGTTTTGGTGCTACGACAAAAGGAATGTTAATGTATGACTACAATAGTGGAAGTGGAACAACATTTATACAGTTTAGAAATGGAGCATTAGCAAACACAACTCTTGGTGAAATTACAAGAAATTCATCAAACAATGCAATTAATTACAACACCACATCTGACTATAGACTTAAAACAAATATAGAAGAAAAAACAGACGGCATAGAAAAAATTAAACAATTAAAAGTTAAAAAGTTTAATTGGAAATCTAATGTTGATAACAATAAAGTTGATGGTTTTATAGCACACGAAGTATCGCCTATAGTACCAGAAGCAATCACAGGTGAAAAAGATGGTGATGAAATGCAAGGCATTGACCAATCTAAACTTGTGCCTTTAATTACCGCAGCACTACAAGAAGCAATAACAAAAATCGAGTCACTAGAAAGTGAAATAGACCAACTAAAAGGAGTAAACTAAAATGGCTATAGAATATAATTGGGATTGTCAAACAGTTGACTATTACCCAGAAAAAGACGACCACTCAGAAGTGGTATTTAATGTGCATTGGAGAATCAATGCTGTCAGCGATCAGAAAGACAGTGAAGATAACTTCTATGCAGCAAGCGTATATGGTACACAATCTTTAAATATAGATGATATTGAAAACTTTATCCCTTATGCAGACTTAACCAATGAAATTGTTACTGGTTGGGTTGAAGGCGTAATGGGTGAAGAAGAAGTTCAGAACTTAAAAGATAACCTAGCAGAACAAATTGCTGACTTAATAGATCCAAAAGTCGTAACAGGCCATATCGGAAGTTAAGTGAATGGCATTAATCCCCGTAACTCCACCAGCAGGTATCGTTAAAAACGGTACTGAATATGCTAACAAAGGTCGTTGGGTTGATGGGGATTTAGTCCGTTTTGAAAACGGCTATCTCACTCCAATCAAGGGGTGGAATAAACTCAGACCAAATCCAGTAGGCAAGATACTAAGTGGTACAGTTAGCACCACTGCTAGTAGTTTTGTTATTACAATTACTACCACTACCCCACATGGAGCGTTAGTGGATGCAAGCGTTAATTTACATGGTTTTGCTGCAACAGGCGGGATGCCAGCTAGTCAAATAAATCAAACTTACACGATTGCTTCAGTACCAAGCACGACAACTTTTACTATCAATACATTTCAAACAAATGTGCAAAGCACTGCTGCTACATTAACAAGAACATCAAGTGCTTCAGAAGTTGTCTTAACAGCAATACCAATAAAAATGTATGCTTACTACGATAACAGTGGTAAAAAAGTTTTAGCGGTTGGCACAAGAAATAGTATATTAATTCTTTACGAAGAAGTTTGGTATGACATTACCCCAACAGGCTTTATAGGTGATGACACTTTATCACCGCTTGGTTTTGGTGCTTATCATTTTGGTCAAGAAGATTTTGGTGATGCTCGTTCACAATCAGGTTTATCTTTTAAAACTACTACTTTCTCTTTTGATAACTTTGGTGAAATACTTTTATTCTGTTCACCTTCTGATGGCAAAATATATCAATGGAATCCTAATACCCCAGCAACCATAGCTAGTGTTGTTTCAGGAGCACCAACAGACTGTGAGGGTGTGTTAGTTACCAATGAAAGACACGTTGTAGCTTTAGGAGCAGGTGGCGATCCTAGAAATATTGCTTGGTCCTCAAGAGAAACACTAAATATTTGGACACCATCAGCCACCAATACAGCAGGTGATTTACAAGTACCAACAGGCGGTAGAATCTTATCAGCTTTGAAATGGCAAACAGATGTCATTATCTTTACTGACACTGGTGTTGCTAGAATGTATTACACTGGTTCTCCTTTCCTTTATGGTATTCAAGATGCTGGCACAAACTGTAAAGCAATAAGTCCTAGAACTATCGTAACGGCTGGTGCTTTCTTAGCTTGGATGGGTGAAAACTCTTTCTTTATCTTTGATGGTTCAGTCAAAGAAATACCATGCGAAGTACATGACTATATATATGACAATATAAACTACGCTTATAGATCAACGTCTTGTGCAGGTCATAACTCCAACTACAATGAAATGTGGTTCTTTTTCCCAACTGGCACTTCTTTAGTGCCTAATAAATATGTTATTTGGAACTATGTTGATAATGTCTGGTCCATTGGTTCAATGGATAGATCCTGTTGGATAGACCAAGGTGTCTTTGATTTACCGATTGCTTGTGATAGCAATGGTAATGTCTATGAACACGAAAGCGATGTTGCTCTAGTCAACTCTGATTTATCTTTTCCATTACAAGTACCTTTCTGTGAGACAGCTCCAATAGAAATTGGTATGGGTGATAACTATGTGCAGTGCAGTCAAGTTTTACCTGATGAAGAAGCTACCACCTTACCAGGTGTTGCTATTAGTTTTAAAGGTAGGTTTACTCCACTTGGCCCTGAAACAAACTTTGGCACATTTACATTTGATACCGATGGTTATACCGATGCGAGATTTACCGCTAGACAAGTTAAAATGAAAGTTACAGGTGATGGTTCACAACCATTCCAAGTTGGTAAGATTAGATTAGACGTTAAGAAAAGAGGTAAGAGATAATGGCTAGAAGAGCACTTCGTAAACCTCTACTCAAGTTTGATTCTGATTACCAAAATTATTTAGTCTCTGAAATAGAATACCGAGATGGTTTATCTTTTAAGAAAGGTGAGCGAATAGAAGTAGGTGGCGGAGATCAAACAGAATTAGTATTAGTAAGCCCAAATGGAACAAAATATAAAGTTAGTGTCGCAGATGACGGAACTCTCTCAGCCGCAACAACAGTCTAAAAAACTAGAGCCTTGGGAGATAGAGTGGCAAAGGTGTAAACCTTGGATAGAGAAAGCGGTCAAACACCAAGATATGTATAGTATCGAGGATGTAGAAGAACAAATCCGTAAAGGTATTTTTGCTTTATGGCCTGGCAAAAATAGTGCTATAATAACGGAGATAGTTGTCTTTCCCCAGATTAAGATAATGAATTTAATATTTTGCGGGGGAGATTATTCTGAACTACAATCAATAGTAGAAACTTCTATTGAACAGTTTGCTAAAGAAATAGGAATTAAACGGCTCGCAGGTGGCGGCAGACCTGGATGGTTAAGAAAGATTAAACATCTTGGTTGGAAAAATGAAAACGTAATAAGTAAGGAATTATGAGTAAAGGAAGCACAAGAACAGAAACCTCAGTACCAGGCTATCAAGAAGATGCCTTTAAAAAATTATATGGCATGGGCGAAAATGTAGCTCAATTACCTTTTACACCATATACAGGACCACAAGTTGCAGGATTTAATCCAGATCAATTAGCTGGATTTGATGCCACTAGAAATATGTTTGGTCAATCAATGGCTAATGATCCAAGAGGTCAATTAGCTGGTATGGGCCAAGCACCATTAGATATAAATTCATTTCAAAACCCATATCAAGAACAAGTTATAGACAATGCTATGGCTGACTTGAACAGAGGTAGACAATTACAAATACAATCAGATCAAGATGCAGCTATCGGCAGAGGTGCTTTTGGTGGCTCTCGTTCAGCAGTCTTAGAAGCAGAAACAAATAGAAACTTTGCAGACAGAGCAGGTAATGTTGCAGCGAATTTAAGACAGCAAGGTTTTGATAGTTCTGTTGCTAATGCTATGCAAGACAGAAACTTCCGTTCTGGTATTAATCAAGGCTTACTAAGTGACCAATATAGAAACTTAGGTTTACTATCTAATATTGGTGCACAACAACAAGGCTTACAACAAGGAGCTATGGATGCAGGTTACAACGAATTTATGAGAGCATTACAATATCCTTATCAACAGCTACAAGCATATCAAGGTGCTGTTACTGGTGTACCAGGATTGTTTAGTGAATTTTCTAAAAAGAAAACAGGTTCAGGCGATATTATTTCAAAACTTTTTGATGTTTATGGGTGATTAATTATGGTAAATACTTCACAAAAACTTAATCAATTAAATCAACTACTATCAAGTGGTCAAGCTATTCAGGTAGGTCCTACAGATTTAGAACAACCTACAGATTTAATTGATCCAACACCAAGACAAGGATTGCTTGGAAATTTAAAACAAAGAGGTCAAACTTTTATTTCTAGGTTGGGTGGTATTTCTCCAGCAGATCAAGCTATGGCAACACAAGAAGAACTAGATGAAGCAAGATACAGAGGAAGAAAAGAATTAGCTGCACGTTTAGCTGATGCTTTTGGCGGTAGAGACATTGGTGCTCGTAAAGCACAAAGACAACAATTATTTCAACAGCAAGCAGAGAAAAGAATAGCTGAAGCAGAAGCAAGAAGATTAAAAATAGCACAAGATCAATTTGTTAAAGATAATCCAGAGTATGCCAACAGGATCGAAATGAATCAGCTTTTTGGCATTATCCCCCCACAAGAAAAAACACTATCAAAAAATGATTTTGTTGTAAATATTTTAGAAAAGATGAAAAATCATATACCG